AAACTGCCGGTAGTGGTCAAAATATCGGGATTATCTTCAAGCATTTCCATTAATTGATTAGTCGTATTAAATTGCTGCTCAATATCAATGGTTGACTGCCGGAATTCCCTTATGGCAACCTTATCGCTCTGTAAGCCTTCGTCAGCATTAGAAGCAACTATAGAAGCTCTCATCATAATTTCAGGCACTTTATCCATAGACATCATTTGCATATGAGCGTCATAATAATTGCCGTCTTTGTCCTGGGAAATATTTTGTTGTTCTCCTGCTTCATTAAGATACACATATTTTACGAAACCACGATCATCACTTTCTCGATCAAACATCTGTGTGAGCTGATCTTCTCCAATACCCGCAAAATTTTCACTGTTTACCAGATTAAGGTATTGAGATTGCGGATTAGCATTAACCAAATTACGAACGGCAATTCTCATTGAATTAACTGAGTCGACGTTTCCAGTTAATTCAGCCGCTCTAGCCTTGTTATAAGTATTCTGGCTTATTAGAGTACTCATTTTGAGCTGTCTTTCTTCTGCTTCTATAGCCCTTTGGTCAAACATTAGCTTAAGTGCTTGCGCTCTGCCTGGATCGACTTGCGCTACCATCGCTATTGCCTGATTTTGTCCGGGGATAGTGCTTGTATCGATTCCACGCAACTGCTCTCCCAATCTCTCGCCTTGCGTCTGAAAGGCTCTAACGCCCATATCCCTCCCGCCACGCCTAATATTCTCAGTGATGCCTGGAATGCTGCCTGCAATACCTCCAGCAAGGAGAGCAAATGGATGCCCGGACTGATCGTACCGAGAGCGGATTTGTTGACTAGCTTCATCAACTTGCCTACGTCTTTTCGCAGGAGTGTCAATGATGTCATCGAATGCCAACGATATGTCTCTAAAATCAACCATGATTTAACTCCGTGGCTACTGATTAAAAGGGTTTATTGCTTTATATGCCTCATCTAAAAATGACTGACTCGGACCAGATCTTCCACCTGTAGCTGCTTGCTCGCTCATCAACAGTCCAAAAATGCTGCTGAGAGCTTCTCTTTTTATGTCAGAAGCCATCTGCTCAGTTCCAAGATCATAAGTAAGCTCTGATTGCGCTAAATCACGCCCGTAACCGCCAAGCTGCCTCCCTGCCACGGTCGCCATCTCGGCCATATTCAGACTAGGTTGCATAGCATCGATCAGCTCTCTTGTAGGTTGATAGCTGGCATCTAAAAAGGCTCCTGCCATATTCCCGCTTAATGCGCGATCTTGTCGCGCCTCGCCAATTCCCATCTGCCTTCGATCAGAAATATTTGCAGCGTCAGCTCTAGCAAGCTGCATAGCCATGAGTTGATCTTGTCCCGATTGCTCTAGTTTTGCTTGCTCCATAGCAAATTGCTCTGGAGAGCCACCATAAGCAGAGGTTTGCAGTCCTGTCCGTCCCTGGGCAAAAAGTCTTTCATCTAGGGCAAGTTGATCCCTCAGTTGGCCCGGCTCGCGCATTGTCTGAAGTTGCTTAAATAAAGCATTCTCGCTAGTTGTGAGATTAGTAGTATCAAATGGATCGGTGAGCGACCTGTTAGTCCCTATATATTGCTCAAGGTTGTAACCAGCATCATTCTCAAAAAGAGGATTGCCAGTAGCGTCCGTTAATTGATTGCCAGCAGCATTAAGTTGTGGTCGTCCGTATGCACCCTGGCCGAGAGAAGAATTTAAAAAATTAGTCCCGCCAGTTCTTAGGCTATTAGCAAGAGCCGTCTGATTAGCATTCAAGTTATAAGAAGCATCTCCCGCAATCCCGTCAAAAAGAAGATTACCGTTTGCATCTCGCAATTGATTACCAGCGGCATCAAGTCTCGGTCTTTGAGTTGCTACTTGACCAACCCCGGTTGTAACAGAAAATGGAGTGAATTTAGTGTCGGCTTTTATTGTGTCGTAAAAACTCCCAGTCGGCATACCAATTCTTGTCTTTGCTTCAGCCGAGAGCGCCGACAAATCATTGCTGGCCTGATTAGCCGCATACAATTGACCAGCAGCACCAACGAGATTACCGCCATTGGTGCCAAACCAGCTTAAAGTATCACCGGCTAAATCACCCCATGTATGATTCGCATTGTGTGGCATTAGAACGTCCCTCCATCAATAGTCGTATTCCCCGAAAAGGTTCCACTCACGCTAAGGTTCACGCAGGAGAGAGTGCCAGTTGCCGTACCACTAGCAGCATCGAGCTTTGAGTTCACCGCTGTTTGAATGGCTGTAAATTCTGTAGTGAACTCAACACCATTCAAAACCTTAAGCGGATTGCCCTGCGCCAAAGCATTTTTAGAACCATAATTGGTGATTATCGTGTAATTACTCATTAGATTATTCTTCCGATCAAAGAGTGGATATTGAGTTCTTGGAAAGCTATGCCTATACCGTTAATGGTGGTCGTTAAACCCACCGCAACAATAGAGCCAGAACCGCCGGTACTCACCTTTTCTTTATTGATTAGCATAGATGATGGTTCGTATTCAGCCGAGGAGAGGTTGTATTCAGCGACATCATATTCACCCGCCGTGAAACTTCTCAAGGTGTAGGCTTGCTTCTGAAAATCACCGGAATAATCATAAGCCCAATTTAGAACAACCGTAGTATCCGAGCCGTTAAAAGTCGTGACGTTGACCGCTTTCAGAAATTTAAGCCTGCTAGAATCCCCGAATGATAAAGGGTGAGAAAAATACTGGAGATTGTAACTCGCTGCATTATCTTTATATGTATCGTATTCCCCAATCCCTGCAAGCACTCCGATATAAAGCTCATCGGCATCCGTAACCGTGAAACACAAAGGGTCCATCGATGTCCAGGTCGTGACTCTATAACTGCCATTCTCCAAAGGAGAGCGAGTATCGAAACAATAAACCGTCCCGCCAGTGGGGAAGCTGATCAGAAAGAAAGCGTTTTGAGCATCGTAAATCGTTTTAATGTTGCCTGTTTCTGCTCTGGCTCTTGATTTGATATCGTTGTTTACGTTTTTGGATATGTCACCAAGAGGACTGCTCTTTTCTTGCACTGTTCTGGCTAAAGACCGTACCCCAGAATAATCAAGAAACAGAATGTCTTGTCCTGTCGATTGCACACAATCCCGTGAAACAATGCCGATATTTAAAATTGTGTCAGCCAGCGCCATTGATGATGGCGATCCCGCCCCTGAGTAAAGCAAAATAGATCGTTTGCCCAAGATGATCAAAAAATCGTTGTGAGCTATCAGGCTAACTATTTCATCAAACCCGCCCGGCCAAACAGTTGTTAAATCGAGGCTTCCGCTACTGCCCCCACTAAAATCTACACCATCCAACTGGTCAGAAAAATAGAGAGTGCGTTTATTACCCGTAACATCAGCAGCCCAAATTCGGCCAAAAGCTGCAAGACAGACGTTCCCCTGCGGTGCTGTTCCTGCTGCGCCAGCATGAGCGGCGATAGTCGTTAGAGCAGATGTTCCTGCGTCATAGACTAAAGGCGCATGACCTATCTGATAAAAATAGAATTTATTGCCTAGTGAAGCCATTGACCAGTCGTTAGCTGAAATCGTCAGACTTCCGGTTATATCAACGAGCGTTGAGGTTCCTTTGAAAATCTTGTTATTGCCGCAGGAAAAGACGATCTTTGTCCCGTTATATTGAAGAAACTCACCAATAGACTCGATTCCTGCGCTTGTCCCTAGGACAGCAGCCCCGTTTGAGCTAACCATTGAGTAACCTTTGCGCGAAGCCACTCGTCCCTCTTTGTCGATAATGCAATTAGTAGCATCAGCAGCAAATGAGGGATCTTGTTGCAAAGGGGCATCCTGGGTATTAATTCCAGCAAAACCCGGTGCAGATATGGTTATATTTTGTAGAGCTTGAGCCATTTAATTAAACCGCCACAAAAGTCAGTTCGTTCTGGTATTTGTTTGCATCAAGTTGGATTGCATCACCCAATGAAATAGATGCGATCCCAAACTGTTCAGCGCCACTTTGCCCCCCCGTTTCACCTCTTTCTCTTAATGCCATTGCAAGAGCTAACTGAACCACAGGATTGCTTGGTACTTTCAAAAATGTAGCACCAGCATTGAGAGCTGGTTGAGGAATAACCATATCGAAACGCAACTGATATACGGCGTCTGGAACTGGATAAACGTCTACTTGCAATTGCCCGGTAGCATCAGTCCCATTCCATGTGAAACAATCGGGCGATGATTTTGGGGCTGTTCCAAGATAGTTCTGATTGTTGAAATAGTGTCTAGTTTTCCCGTTTAAATACCAGTTCGAAGTGTCATTCATTACTTCTTTCAATATCGCGTCTTGGTAAGCGCCTGTGATTGAATATGTGCTTTGATTATCCACCGTTGGCACAACAACAGTTTGCCGAAGGGAAGTCCATTCGTGTGAATTTTCTACCGTTGTTTTTGCGTCATTAATTAAATCGCCAATCTTATCGAATAACTGTTTTCAGAAATAGTTGTGACAGTATTTTCCCGCAACCTTCGCATAACGGAATTAATTAAATCGAGAAAATTCATAGCTAGTACCTTCTTCCAAAAAAACTATCAGTAATGGGAGTGTCGCTCTCAAGGCGTTTGCGCCGAGCTATAAATGTGCGTTCTAGTAAAGTGGTTGGTTCTAGATCTATTGTTGGTATTGGTCTTGTGGTGATTCTATCTAAAGCAGTCCCAGCGCCTCCCCCACCCAAAGTGCCAATTACAGTACCAATTACAGTACCTTCTACAGAACCTTCTACAGAGCCTTCTACGGTGCCTTCTACGGTGCCTTCTACGGTGCCTTCTACAGTACCTTCTACAG